GCTATGCCAGAAAGACGGGCACAAAGTTCACCGTTCGCAAGACCCCCGAGGGTTACCGCTGCTGGAGGATCGAGTGAACTGCTGCGATTACGAATGCAACCAGGGCCGTAACTGCCCGGCTCGCATGGCAAAGATCGGCCAGCGTATGCATGGGCCAGATCCGCTGCCGCCATCTTCCTGGCGCGACAAGTTGCAGCATCTAGCCCGCTGGCTGCTGGTCTGTGTGGCCATGCTGTGGATGGCTGCCTTCACGCTTCTGATCGCATGAAAAAGCGCAGCAAGTACAAGCCCAAGCCAGTGCTGCCAGACCCGCTCAATTGGGTTCTGTCGGGTTTCAAGCCATTGCGGGACATGAACGAGGCCACTACGCTGCGGATCAAGAACCACGATGCCTTGCTGCAGATCACGCAAGGCAAGGGTGGTCGGGCACAGATCGACATCCTGATCGCCGCGATGAACATGGCAGAGGCGCTTTACCGGGTAAACCCTGCGCTGGGGCTTGAGTATGCCGATGAGATCAAAGATGCTCAGGATGCCATCTTCGTAATGAGCAGACGGGGGCTGGCCAAGGGCAGCTTTCTGTTCACGGGGCTGGAGCTGCAGGCCATGAATACTGGCATGGACGTACACGATGCCCAGCTCGATGCCTGCAACGTGGGTGAGCTGGACAAGGCACTGGCTCTGGTGCACGCAGAAATCAAGAACAAGAAGGCAAGGGCTATCACCGCATGAAAGCCCTGCTCAAGCCATTCAGGCTGGCCCGCAAGACTGGCCCGCTGCCCGAGCGGCCAGTGCTGGAGCGTGCAGCCGCCAGGGAGCTGCTGACCACCTGGGAAGTGACCAAGGACAAGGAGCTGGTGGACAGGCACCTGGCCAGAATGGACAAGCTGTACGGGGAAGGCGCAGAGCAGCGCATACGGCAGCACATGAGGGAGGTGGCCAGACATGAGCGCCTTGCCTGAAGTAGTCCCGTTCAGCCTGCCCAAGAAGCCCAGGGTCAAGGAAGAAGACGCCCCACCAGACCAGAGGAAACTGGCTGTCATCCCAATCCGGGCTTGCACTGACAAGCTGCTCACGCACGGGATGATCAAGGCTCTGATCCTGATCTGCAGCTACTGCAACAGGTCAGGCATTACCTGGGTCAGCCAGAAGCTGCTGGCAGAAAAGATGGGCGTGAGCCAGCAGGCCATCAGCAAGCACCTGGTCAAGCTGACCAAGGCAGGCTATCTGGAGATCTTGAAGCGCCCCATCCCAGGCCAGAAGCACACCACCTGGCGGGTGATCTATGACCCAAGCATCAAAGCCGAGGATGCCGTGGCCATCACCTCCAGCATCGAAGACACCAGGCCACCATACATGAAGAGGGAGCAAGCCATGCAGGCAGAACAGCCAGACAGAGCAGGCCAGGCCAAGATCGCCAGCCTGATAACCAAAGTACTAAGACAACCAACCAAGGAGCAACCAGTGACCATCAAGAAGGAGGACAGCATGACAGTCAAGAAGATGAAGGAAGACATCACCAAGGCCAAGACAAAGCGCACTCCCAAGGCGTCAGTCCCACAACCTCTGAAGGTTGTACACCAGGCACAACCAATAGCCTCACTTCAGGAGTCCGTGGCACAACCTTTTGAGGGGGTTTCAACAACCTCTAGGGGTTGTGGAGAACACAAGAACAAGGGGTATAAAGAGGATGTTTATAAAGAGTCTTATGTTTTGAACAACCAACAAAGAATTGAATTGAAAGAAGCAGGTTTGACTGAAAAGCAAGTGATCGACAACTTGCAAGTCCTTTCCGATGCGTACGCAAGCGAGGGCTTGAAGCTGAACCCTGATCGACTGGTTGCCGAGCTGATTGAGCTTGCAGCAGTCAGCCGTGGGATTGCCTGATGCCGTTTGCAGGGCTTCTAAGGCCCCTACAAGCCGCGATCATGGGGTGGCTGGTACATGGGTAGCCAGATGATGCTTCAAGAGCTTGTAGGCCCTATGGCTAGAACTCAATCGAACGTATGGGTTCTGGATAGTGGTAGGGGGTGGGTTGCTTCAGAGCAGTGGGGGGTGGGTGTGCTACATAGGATCGAAGGTGCTTGTAGTACAGAAGTGGTATATCCCCTCCCCCACCCCTCACCTACCGCTGGGGGTGTCCCTCCCAATTTTTCCCAAGGTTTTCCCGGCAAGGGGTAGCCTGTTTTCCCTGACAATCTTTTTAAGGAGTAAATGATGTCAACAACTTATCAACACAAACCTGGAACTGGCAGCTTGTTTCGCAGAGAGAAGAAATCTGAGAAGCATCCCAATCTTGGTGGGCAGATCATGCTGCCTAATGGTGAACTGAGGTGGATCTCGGCCTGGAGCAACAAGACTGCGGCTGGTGAGCCTTGGATTAGTCTGATTATTGGTGACGTTGTGCAGGGTTCTGGCCAGCCGATGACCCAGCACAGCCAGGCTAAGGGCAATGGGTTCCAGCCTCAGGCTGATGACTCAGACATTCCTTTTTGATGCCAAGACCTAAGTCTCGGATCAGTGAGCAGATCCCATCCCTGAAGAATTGGGGTGGGGTTCGTTCAATTGAGCGCCGCATGGAGCGGTCTGCCACGATTGTGGCTAACCGTGAAGCGGTGGCTTATGCGCTCTTGTGCATGGCCAACACCAAGCTGACAGACATCATGTCTTGGGATGAGTCTGGCAATGTGAAGGTCAAGCCTTCCAGTGCCATTCCTGAACACGCTTTGCAGTCAATCAAGAAGATCAGTGTCAAGACCGACAAAGACGGTAACAACACCCTGGAGATTGAGCTGTATGACAAAGTGGGTGTTCTGAGGCTGCTGGCCAAGGCATCTGGATTGCTGGACAACCCGGATGATGGCTCTGACAAGCCGAGTGTGATTGATGTGAATGTGGTGGCTCCGGCTGCTGGGGGTGATTGATGGCAAGAACAAAAGAGCAATCTGACAAAGCTGTTGCTGCCAGTGGCCTGCGACTGGACTTCAGCAAGTCTCCTGTGGTGTATGACTTCATCAAGTCCAATGCCTTTGTGCAGGGCATGATGGGGCCTGTGGGGTCGGGGAAGTCTTATGCCTGCTGCGGCAAGATCTTCATCAAAGCTGTGCAGCAAAAGCCCAGCCCCATCGACAACGTGCGTTATTCACGCTGGGCGGTGGTGCGAAACAGCTACCCGATGCTCAAGACCACCACCATCAAGACCTGGCTGGATCTGTTTCCTGAGTCCACCTTTGGCCCGATGCTGTGGACTCCACCGATTACGCACCATATCCGCTTGCCTGCCCGTGATGGGGCTGCTGGCATTGACTGCGAGGTCATCTTCCTGGCCCTTGATCAACCAAAAGACGTCCGTAAGCTGCTCTCGCTTGAGCTGACGGGTGCTTGGGTCAACGAGGCCCGTGAGCTGCCAAAAGCGGTGATTGACGGCCTCACGCACCGGGTGGGTCGCTACCCTACCAAACGAGACGGCGGTGCTACTTGGCACGGCATCATCATGGACACCAACCCGATGGATGATGACCACTGGTGGCACAACATGGCCGAGAAGGAAAAGATGACCGGGCCATACGCCTGGAAGTTCTGGAAGCAGCCCGGTGGCGTGATTGAGGCTGATCCTGATCTGCTGCCAGACAACCCTGAGGCCAATGACCATATCTTCTCGGCTGGCAAGTGGTGGAAGGTCAACCCCAAGGCCGAGAACATCAACAACCTGCCCGCTGGGTACTACCCTCAGATGCTGCTGGGCAAGAATCTGGACTGGATCAGGTGCTATGCAGGAGGTCTGTATACCTATGTCCAAGAGGGTCGCCCTGTTTGGCCTGAGTACGAGGACAGCACGATGTCTGGTGACACGGTGGTTGACTCCACTGTGCCCATCCAGGTGGGGCTGGACTTTGGTTTGACCCCTGCGGCCACCATTGGCCAGCGCCTGCCTAATGGGCAATGGGTGATTCACCAGGAAATTGTTACCTTTGACATGGGTCTGGAGCGTTTTGGCCTGCAACTGCTGGCTGAACTGAACCAACGCTACCCCAATCACCAAGTGATGGTCTGGGGTGACCCTGCTGGCCAGGCCAGGGATGCCATTTATGAGGTAACTGCCTTTGAGTTCCTGAAGACCATCGGCCTGCGTGCACAGCCTACGGCCAGCAATGACTTCAAAGTGCGCCGGGAAGCTGCTGCCGCTCCCATGCAAAGGCTGATTCAGGGTAAACCCGGACTCATTGTGAACAGGGAATGCAAGCTCCTCCGCAAAGCCCTTGGCGGCGGCTACCATTTTAAACGAGTTGCAGTCGGTGCGGGGCAAGAACGCTTCAGGGATGCCCCTAACAAGAACGAGCATTCGCACATTGGTGACTCTTTTGGCTATTTGATGCTCGGCGGTGGCGAGTACAACCGGATGGTCAGGGGCAACACAAAGCCAAACACTCAACCCTTCATTGCTCAGACGGTGGCCAACAGTGAATTCGATATCTTTGGATGATCTTCTGCCGACTCTGCCATCAGAGATCACCCTGGTGCCGTTCAACCCGGCCCATGCGCTGAACATGAGGGTGGAAGATCCCGGCTCTGTCTCCATGCGCCAGAACCTGCCATTCTTTGACCTGATGGCAACTCAGGCATCCACTGGCCATGCCATCACCGCGCTATTGCACGGGCGTCCAGCGGCCTGCTTTGGCAGTGTGCACATCTGGAAGGGCGTGGAAGAAATGTGGTGCCTGCTGGAGGAGAGAGCCAGACGTTACCGCCTGAGCATGACCAAGATTGGCATTGCCTATCGTGATTTCAGAGTGATAGCGGGCAACTTGCACCGCTTGCAGCTAACCGTAAAATGTGCTGACCAGCGGGCTTTACGCTGGGCTGCTGCCATTGGGTTCACGCTGGAAGGACAAATGAAGCGGTACGGCCCGGACGGAAGCGACTTTTACCTAATGTCGAGGGTTTAATCATGAGCTTTGGTTCTGGAAAAGCTGCAGCCCAGGCTGCGGAAGCCAACAAGATGCAGAAAGAAAACATGGCCAAACAAGAGGCTGTGGTGGCCAAGCAAGAAGCTGGCATTGCTGCAGAACAGACTGCAATGGCCGAGCGTGCCATGTCTGCCACCCGTGCCCGTCGCCGTGGTGGTCTGCGCGGTCTCTTGTCCACCGAGCGTGCTGATGCCGAGGCTGGCCTGCCCGCCCGCACTACCCTGGGCGCGGGGCTGTGATGGACAAGAAAGAAAAGATGCAGCGCAAAGTCACCAAGGTGATGCGCGAGTACAAGGCCGGAACTCTGCATTCTGGCAAGGGCGGCCCTGTGGTTAAGAACCAACAGCAGGCTGTGGCCATCGCCATGTCTGAAGCAAGGAAGGCGGTCAAGAAATGAAACCAGGACTCTACGCCAACATTCACGCCAAGCGTGAGCGCATCGCTGAAGGCTCCAAAGAGCGGATGCGTAAGCCTGGCTCTCCCGGTGCGCCGACCAATGAGGCTTTCAAAAAAGCCGCCATGACGGCAATGAAAAAGAAGAAGTAAGCTATGGCCACCACCCTGGTTGAACTGGAGTCGCTGACAACAAAGTCCCGGTTTGTCACGCCTGTTCAGAAGAACAACGCTGGCCAGTTCGTGGTGGCCGGATCTGATGCGCCTTTGATCACGGTGGATGTGAATCACCAGCGAAGCCATGACGGGCGGGCCTGGATTGCCTGGAGGCTGTACCCTGATGCAGCCAAGCTGGCCTCTGGCGCAAGCTGCAACATCGTTCTAGCTGCAGGCCCAGACACCATTGTTCACTTGACCATTGACGCTGTGCTGATGGGAGATGCCGAGCTGTACATCTACGAGGGCGCTACCAGCACCGGCGGCACGCCATTTACCCCCATCAACCGCAATCGCAACTACACGACCTCCAGTAATGTTGCGATGGTTATCAACCCAACGGTGACCGCAACTGGAACGATGCTTGATGCCCAATTCCTGCCTGGAGGAACTGGCAGAAGGGCTGGCGGTGGCAGCTTGAACAGCTTGGAATTCATTTTCAAGCCCTTGACGAACTACTTGATCCGCATGACTAACGTCAACGGAACCGCCCATGCTGGCCACCTTTCTCTAGAGTGGTACGAATGAGCAAGCTAAAGAACCCCGAGGGAGGTCTTACAGAGGCCGGTAGGCGCTATTTCAAGCGCAAGGAGGGGGCTAACCTCAAGCCAGGGGTAAAAGGCGCTGCTGACACGCCTGAAAAGATGCGCCGCAAGGGGTCTTTTCTGACTCGGTTCTACACAAACCCCAGCGGCCCACTGCAAAAACCCAACGGAGAGCCAACCAGACTGGCTCTGGCTGCCAATGCCTGGGGTGAACCAGTGCCCAAGACTGCCGCATCTGCTGCACGGCTGGCTGCCAAGGGCCGGGCATTACTAAAACGCTACGAAGCAAGGAAGAAAAATGGCTAACCGACTGACTCCTGAGCAGATTTTGGCTCGTCAGAAGCTGGCGCTGAACCGTAAAGACGACTTCCGCAGCCTGTACGAGGATGCGTATGAGTTCGCCCTGCCGCAGCGCAATCTGTACACGGGTGACTACGAGAGCAATGTGGGTGGCCGCAAGAAGATGAGCCGGGTCTTTGACTCCACGGCCATCAACAGCACCCAACGCTTTGCCAACCGCCTGCAGTCTGGCATCTTCCCGCCTCAGCGTAAGTGGTGCCGCCTGGAACCAGGCCCGGAGATCCCAATGGAGCGCCGCCCAGAGGCCCAGCGTGCCCTGGATCTGTACAACGACAAGATGTTTGCCGTCCTCAAGCAGTCGAATTTCGACATTGCTATGGGCGAGTTCCTGCTGGACTTGTCTGTGGGCACGGCTGTGATGCTGGTTCAGGCTGGTGATGCCGTCAGCCCCATCAACTTCATCCCTGTTCCGCAGTACCTTGTCTCTTTTGAGGAAGGTGCCAACGGCCAGGTGGATAACGTCTACCGCAAGATGCGTATCAAGGGCGAGGCCATTGCCCAGCAGTGGAAAGACGCCACCATCCCGGATGAACTGCAGAAGCAGATCGACGACAAGCCCACGATGGAGGTGGATCTGGTTGAAGCCACGGTCTACGACTATCAGACCGGGAAATATGGCTACTATGTCCTGCACGAAAAGAGCAAATCTGAGCTGGTGTACCGCACCAAGAAGACCAGCCCCTGGGTGATCAGCCGCTACATGAAGGTGGCTGGCGAGAT